CCGGTCACAGCCCCACCGGGGCACACCACCACCAACTTCACTTACGCCACACCCACGACGCAGGATGCCTGCCTTCCACGATCCACTTCGGCCAATCAACCCCAATCTCCGACTCCGTCAACGGCAACCCGTCAATGAACACCGCATCCTGAAAACAGCGAACCATCTTCGCATCCACGTCATCCCTGTTGTACTCCTGATGCGAGAACTGCCGTATCTTCTCCGCACACCACACCGGACCACCCATCCACGCCACATGCCAACCACCATGCAACCTCGCCATGTACTGACGCTCACGACGACGCATCGCATCAGCCGACCCAAACCGCTTACCCCACGGCCCGCCAATACACGTCAGCTCGAGCGGAGCCTGCCAATACACCGAGAACACCAGATGCCGCATCATGACCGAATGCCACCCGATAGAAAACGACTCCACCATTGACGGTGCCCAAATCTCATCAGCATCACACACAGTCACCACGTCCCCATCGGTGACACCCAAACGCTCGAACTCCGCGAACAACTCATTCCGGGTCACAGTCTCAACATGCCACGCATCGGAATCCAGCGGCGTCACGAAATCAACCCAATGAATCTTGTCCGCCCACGCCGCGAAACGTCCACGATCCCCACGCACCCGAGGCCGCCCGGTGAACGACTTGTCGCCCTCAACAATCACGAACTTGTCCACCACATCTGCAAGTTCGGTGAGACGACATTCCAACACGTCCGCCTCACCGTTGTACAGAACGCCGTCAAAGACCCTCAATCCCATCCCAGCTCCAGACGCCTGGTCAGGTCCCAGTCGAGCGGCAAGTCCTGAAGCATGCGCTGCTCGAACAGCTTGCGGTTGGCGTCGAAGGTCGCCTGGTTCAACATCTGGAACTTCTCGCTGGAGTGCAGCGTGGATGAGTTGCGGTGGTAGACCGCGGCGGTCGAGCGTCGGATCTCGACCTGCTTGCGTTGGGCGCGTACCTCGTAGTCGTTGTCCTCGAAGTAGGCGGGATGGTAGCCCTCGTGGAACAGCCCGACCCGGCTGACGACATCCGAGCCCAGCCAGAAGCACGACCACGGCGGCTTGCCCGCGAGCACGATGTTGTCGGGTGCGCACGAGACGAAGAAGTCGGCGACGCCGCCCGGCCCGAAGCTGACGTCGTGGTTCACGATCATCCAGCCCTTGGAGTGCGGCGTCGACTTGATGCCCAGGTTCCAGGATGCCGCTACCCCGAGGTTCGACGGCATGCGCAGGTGCCAGACGTTCTCGGCCCAGCTGTCCCTGGGTTGCCACTTGCACGGTCCGTTGTCGATGATGACCATGTCGCGCACGCGACCGTAGAACGTCATCATCAGCGTGTCGATGCGCTGGTGCTCGGTGAGCACCGGCACGATCAGGACTGGGACAAGCGGCACCATTCTGCAATCTCCTTCATCGCGGGCTTCCAGTGCGACTCGTACACGGCGTCGGCGTCGTACTGCTTGGCGAACTCAACCGCCTTCTGCGACGTGCCCTGGCCGCGTTCGTAGGCTTTCTCCAGGGCGTTGAGTATGCCGGGCACCGACGGCGTGAGGAACCACGACTTCTGGGCGGCGTCCCAGAACGGTTGACCGTCGACGACCCAGCCGTCGCCGACGAGCTCGGGCTGTGCGGTGAAGTTGGAGACGATGACCGGGGTGCCGCACGCCTGGGCCTCGATGACGGGGATGCCGAACCCTTCGCCCATGCTCGTCGCCAGGAGCACGTCGGCGGCCGAGTAGAGGGCTGCCATCGCGTTGATCGGCAGGCCGAGCCGGTAGAGGTACGGGTCGGCCCACTTGATCCTGTCGGCCGGGATGCCGCACGCTTCGGCGAGCGTGTTCAAGTCGATGCCGCCCATCGAGCCGTGGGCCTCGCTATGCATGTAGAGCACGGCGTCGGGGTGCTTGGCGGCGAACATGCTGAACGCCATGAAGTTCTCGGCGAACGCCTTGCGCGGAGGATGCACGCCCTTGTTGGTGGCGGTCATCATGACGACGAACTGGTCCGGCTTGACGTTCATCAGCTCGCGCCCGGAGAGCTGCTTGTTGTGGTTGTCGCGGATGAACGGAGTCGGCTGGTACACCGGCTCGATGGCGTGTGGGACGTAGATGCTGCGGATGCCCAGGTTCTCGAGTTGCTTGTGTCCGAACTTGCTCATCGCCACCGGCATGACGTTTGGTTTGGCGCACCAGTCGGCGACGTCAATCGGGCAGGGCTGGTGGTCGACCGGCACCCAGGAGGCGATGTTCGGCACTTCGGCCAGGTTGCCAGCCTTGAGCACCCACACGTCGAAGAGGGTGAAGAGCAGTTTCGGGAGTTTGGTGGCTTGGGTCCACTCCATCCAGTGGGCGACGACGATGTCGTCGCTGTATGGGTTCATCCCTCTCGGGTAGATCTTGATCCCGTTCCATACCGACGTGGAGCCTTCGAGCCCGTAGATGGCGTGGATGGCGACTTCGTGCCCGTCTTTGATGAGCCTTTGTACGGCTTGCTGGGTTTGCTGCCCGTACCCCGTCCCCGCCCACGGGGCGTTGGAATACCAGAGGGCTCGGACTGCGTCCGGGGATCGACGACCGACGTTTCTGGCAAGTGAGCTGCGCCCCGCTGCAAGAGCAGGATCGCCGTCGGCTCCGGCAGCTCGATTGGCACGTCCTTGAAGATTACTTTCATTCACTCAATCCTCCCATCGCAGGTTGGTTGGAAGTCTAGGCGGGCCGCACGACCCTGCGTGTTTCGTGCGACCCGCTTCGACATGTTTGACCGCCGGTTGGCGGTCAGCCGTTTATCAGCTGTTCGCGTTCTTGTAGAACTTGACGTGGCTGGTTTGCGGCAGGTTTCCGTCCACTCGCATCGAGGCGCGGAAGGTGACGAGATCCGCGTTGAACGCGAAGTCGTCGCTCCGGTCGAGGCGCAGGCCACCGGCCATGCGGACGTAGTAGCTGGGCAGGTGTCCGAAGATCACCGACTTGGTCGCCGAAGCGTTCGACGCCATCGCCGGGTTCTCAAACACCGGGTAGCTCAGGACGCGGTCGTTGCCGTCGGCCAACGCTGGCGAGAAGATGTACGCGCCGTTGTTGTCCTTCAGCTTGCGAACCACGCCGAGCGACGAGGTGTTCATCATCCAGCCGACGCCGGGCAGACGACGCGCCGCGCCGTCCAGGGCGTATGCCAGGGTGATGAGGTCGTCCGCGGTGAACGTCGGGCCCGATGCCGTGCCGGTGACAGCCGAGGAGGCTGCGGTCACGATGCCGTTGGGCTGCGACGAACCAGTGCCGACCGTCAGGTCGTTGTTGACCTTGAAGCCGAGGGCGTTGCCCGTCTGAGTGGCGAGGAAGGCGAGGATGTCCACGCCCGAGTCGTCAATCAGTTCACGGCTCAACTGCACCAGGAACGAGTATTTATACGCGGAGAGAGTTATGAACGACTGGAAAGTCGGATCACTCTCCGAGATGGCTGAGCCTTCCGAGGTGATGGCCGCCGTCGAGAAACCGGCCTGCGACGGAATCTGGAGGTTCTCTCCACCAGCCGTGCGCAAGGTCGTCGAGGTCTCGAGCATCGGGCCGACGAGACGAGCCTGCTCGATCACCTGGTTGAAGAACGAGGTGGGAACGGGTGCGCCGGTCGAGCTCTTCGTGACGTCACGAGTCTCGAAGTTGTACGAGCGGATCTCTCCGCGGGCCATCGAGCGGAGCACGTCTTCGTCGCTCGAGACCGGCACCGGGGTGGCGCGAACCTGCGACGCGATGTCGCGGGTGGCCGCCTCGATCTTGGTCTCGCGCTCCATGTCGGCTTTGAGGGCCGAGATGCGCTCTGCGCGGTCGTTGAGTTCGGCGTTCATCTTTTGGTATGACGCCTCTTCTTCTGCGGTGAGGTCGCGCTTCTCTGCGGCCGCGGTGTCGAGAAGGGCCTTGGCCGCTTCCCAAGCACGCTGACGCTGCTCGACTTGCCGCTGGATGTATTCGTGGTTCATGGGTGTCCTCCAGGGACATGGTTGTTGGGTACGCAAGGATTTGTATTGCACCCAGCGAGGCTCCTCAGCTGGCGACCGCAGCGGCTCCGCAAGCCGGTCGTGACAACGATACTAGGCGATGTTCTTCAGCAGGTCAAGTTGCTTCTGCAACACGCCGATGCGGGCCGGTGCGATCTCGGGCTTGGCACGCAACTTCGTGACGACCTCGCTCAACAGCTCGGCCATCTCGTCGTTCAGTTCAGAACCGGCCTCGAGCTGCGTGATCGCCACCGCCAACTTGTCGGCGTCGACCTCGGTCCGCTGCGCGAGCGCGTCCAGGCTGCGCACCGACGCGGACGTCGCCTCGTATGCGGGGAACCCGGTGACGACCGAGACTTCGTACAGGCGGACTTCCTTGAGCTCGCGTACCGTGCCGTCGTCGTTGTACTTGTCGCCGCCGCGTGGCACGGAGAAACCGAACGACATCGAGTCCACGTCGCCGCGCTGCATCAGGATCGACAGGTCGCGCCCGACCGTGGTGGGCGGAAGGTCCGCGTCCACGAGCAGACCCTTGGAATCCTCTTGCAGTCTGAGCGTCCCTGCGCGTGTCGTGGCGAGCAGCATGCTCGAATCATGATTGAGATACATGCGCACGTTGTTGCGCGAGTTGAGCGACTTCTTGAACGCACCGGGCAGAACGGTCTCGGTGAACGGCAGCGGTTGCGACGGAGAGTTGAACACCGCGGCGTATCCGCGGAATGACATGTAGTCGCTGTCGTCGTCCGTGGTCGAACGCACCTCGAACTCGCTGAACTGAACCCTGCGTGTCTCAACTGTGTCGGTCATTTACTTCCTCGAGGATCGTGGGTGACCTTTTGGTAGAAGGTCGTTGTCGGTGATGTACGCGGCGTTCGCAGGTCTGCCACGTCTCAAGAGTACCAAGAAAGCGTTGACTCTTGCCATAGACCACGCGGCTCTGCTAACGCCTGGCCGGTGCGACGTGGAGTACGCGCCCGACCCGCGACGGTACACGGCACGCAACATCCCGATGGTCGCACGCTTCCAGGACGGGTCTCCGGCGTCGAGCGCGTCGTTGTGTTCGGTGACCTTGTTGCGCAGACCCTGCTCGGTCGCCTCGTCAAGTTCGATGGTTCCCGAACCTGCGGGTGCCTTCGCCGACCCGGCTGGGTTCTTCTTGGAGCCTTTGATCTGGTCGCGGGGCGGTGCTGGTTCGCTCTCCTGGCGTTCTGCCTTGACGCGCTCGGCCTGCCGCTCGAACCACTGCAACGCCTGCTGCGGGTTGGTCGGGTCCATGCCCCACAGGTAGAACGCGACCGCACCAGGACCGGGGAACTGTTCGTTGTTCGGGTTGCTGTTCTGCACAGCATCCAGGTCGCCCATGTGTCGGGCACCCCAGGCGGCCGCACGCACGACCTTGTCCTCAGTGACCCTTCCGGCCGCGAGCTCGCGGGCCTCACGGATCGTGCGTGCGACCAGCCCATCCCCGCCCAAACCTTGCGCGTAGTAGTCAAGACCCTTGCGTGCGTTGCGTCGGATGTACGCGGGCACGTCGAACGACAGCTGTCGCATGAGGTTGTTGTAGAAGCCGTAGTAGTTCGGGTCGTCGCCGTTGACATCGCCGGTCTGAACGGTCTGCCCTGGGTTGTCGTTGGGCAAACCTTGCACGGGTATCCACTTGGCACAGTAGTACGCGGGCGACACGAGCGCGTCCCAGCGTATGCAGTAGAAGTTCTTGTAGAAGCCGCAGTTGCCGCAGTTGCGGTTGGCTGGCACGTCGGGCGATGACGCGGGGCGGTACGCCTTGGGCAGATTCGGCGAGATGCGTTCACCGTATTCGCCGCCGGGCTCCAGGTCCTCGGCGACGCTGATTGCGACCATCTGGTCGATGGCGGCCTGCTTGGTGTCGTGGCAGCCGATGACTTCGCCGTCCTCCTTGACCGTCGCCCAACCAGAACAGCCTGGTGCTTTGTCCGAGATGAAGTACGGCATCAGAGCATCAACAATACTTGCAAGTCGTCATCCTCGGCGACGAATGTGATAGAACCCTCCGCCGCCGCGGTGAAGCCGACGAAGATGGGCGCGATGTACGCCTCGACTTCTTTCGTGGTGATGACGACCACTTCTGGTTCGACGACCGGCTGGATCTTCTTCTTGATCGGTCGCGGGTAGCGGTACGGCTCCGACTGTCCGCCGCCGCCCTGGCTGGGTTGCGGTGTGACTTCGCCGGTGGCAGAGCCGTCAAGTCCGCCGAGATCGGCAGCCATCGAACCGAACGGCGTGACGACGCCAGTCGCCGACCCGGTGAGCGCACCTAGCGCACCTTCGGCGGAGGCGGAGATCTGGACCGTGCCGGTGGCGGCGGACGTCAACGCGCCGAGCGCGGAGTCGAGTACTGCGCTGATGGTCACCGTGCCGGTGGCGGCCGATACCAGCTCGCCGAAGCTTGAGGTCGCGGTGGCGACGATGGTGATGGTCGCTGACGCCGACGACGCCAGGGCACCCAGGGCGGCGGCCGCTGTCGCGGTCGTGGTGAACGTGAAGCCGTCGAGCTTGCCGTTGCCGTCGAGGGCGGACGTGTCGAGGACGAACGCTGGCGAGTCGCCGTCGAGACCGAACCCCGAGTCGTCGAGGTTGTTGGTGTCGAGGACGAACCGTGCGACCACGGCTCAACCTACGACGCGACGGTCAGTGAGACGGTGAGCGACCCGGACGCGATGGTGAAGGTGTCGCCCGCTGTGTAGGCGTTGGCGGTGACGGTGCCGGAGAAGAGGAAGTTGCCTCCGGTGACTGCGTCCCATGCGCTGAAGTGGGTGGCGTCTTGCGAGCCCGAGATGTTCGTCCAGGTGAGTGCGGCGTCAGATGCGAGCGAGCCCGATGAGGCCGCTGCGAACGACGCGGCTTTGCGCGTCGTTTCGGTGGCCGCCCCGTTGGTGGCGTTTGGTCCTGGGTCAGAGACGTGCAGTTTTACATAGACCTGGGTGACGGCGTAGGACGTGTTGTTGCCGAGCGCG